AGGTCACTCACCGACCCTGTGCCCGAAACACAAGAGCCTATAGAACAAGAACAGCTCCCAACCCCGCAATACATGATTGACAGCCTGTACTACGTGCTTATGGAACGCCTTGACAAAATTGAAAGCTTACTCTCACCACAAGACAAAGAGTGCAAATGCCAAAAGAAATAGCCGCGCTAGACGAAATTCTTTTACGCTTTGCAGCTAACGGTGCTTCGGCAGATGAGATTGAACGCCAGACTGGAATCCCTGCAGCGCAAGCTGTGATGCACATAAAAAAGATTCTGCAGTCGCGCGACATCTGGACAGACTTTGAACGCCGTCAACTTTTGCTTCGAGAATTAAATGAGCTAAAAGAGTCTATGCGGCAAAACGCCTTGGAGATGAAAGACCCGCAGTCAGTAAGACTATTGCTGCAGACTTTGCAAACGATTGCCCAGCGGTTAGATTCTGAACAAAAGCAACTTGATGTCGACATTGTAAAAGTCACCGAACACCAAGCTAAGGTTATGGGCCGAGCTTTTGACATTGCGCTTAATCACATAAAGAGTGAACTCCAAAAACTTTACCCAGAGGTGTCCCGCCAAGAGCTTGATTCTATGGCGCAAGAAGGACTTATTAAAGCCAAGTACGACCTAGCTGCGGAGAAATAAATGAGTCTTTCAGAAACCTGCAGCTGTGGTGCGAGCTTTACTGTTGAACGCAACGACGAGCTAAAGTTACTAAATGCTTGGCGCACAACTCACAGGTGTACCTCTCATGACCAGGGTAGCTTGGCGATGATTGACGCAGCTCAGATTTCAATCTCTGATGACTTTAGGGTTCCAGAACTGCACATTGGGTTTAGGCCTGGCGAGGAAGATGACGAATAATGCCTAGTCTGGGAAAGTTGGTGTACCTTGATTGATGAAGTAATCAACAATGTTGTAAAAGACCTTAAGGTCAAATCCAAACAAGAACTTTACTTTAATGACCCAGTGCTTTGGGCAGAAGAAGTGCTTGGTGCTGAGTTGTACTCAAAGCAAAAAGAAATGCTTCACTCACTTGCAAACAACAAACGCACCGCCGTAAAAAGCGCCCATTCAACTGGTAAGAGCTACACCATGGGCATTGCGGCTTGCTGGTGGGTTGCAACCCGCGGACCAAATAGTTTGGTAGTTTCTACTGCCCCTACCTACGCACAGGTAAACAAAATTCTTTGGGAAGAAATCCGCAAGCACTATGTGGAGCACAACCTGCCTGGAAAGATTACTCAAAGTGACGAATGGAAAGTTCCTGTTGAGGGCTATGATGAAAAAGGCAACAAGCGAGTAATTGAAAAACAAGTTGCTTTTGGTAGAAGACCAGCTGACATGGACATGAGCGCCTTCCAGGGACTTCACAGACCCGATGGAGTGTTGTTTTTAATTGACGAAGCGGTTGGTTGCCCCGAGATGATTTTCACCGCTGCAGAAGTTAACACTACCGCTGAGAACTGTCGGATACTTGCGATTGCAAACCCCGATGACTACCAGAGTGCTTTTGGTAAAATATTTAAGCGCAATGACGCAACTTGGAATCGCATGAGCATTTCGGCGATGGACACACCTAACTTTACGCAAGAGCCTGTGTCTAAAAAGTTGTCTGAGCTACTACCGCAACCTCAGTGGGTAGAGGATATGAAAATTCAGTGGGGTGAAGAGTCAAGCAGATTTAAGAGCAAAATTTTGGCAGAGTTTCCAGAAGAATCTGACTCAATGTTTTTCACGCAGACTGCGATTGACAAAGCAATTGACTGCGACATTAAAGAAAACATGGACATGCCTTGCATTATGGGCGTTGACGTTGCTCGCATGGGTGATGACTATAACAGCATTTACACAAACCACGGCGGTAGATTGCGCTTGCACTCAACTTGGAATAAAGTAACTCTGACTGAAACCTCTGGTAGGATTCACAGGGCTGCAATTGACAACGCTGCAACCGAGGTGCGTATTGACGGCTCTGGAATTGGTGCAGGTGTAATTGATATTTTGATGAATGATTCAGTTTATGACGCAAAGCGCTACCGAGTAATTTCAATGATTGGTTCTGGTAAATCTCCAGATACTTTGCGTTGGCTAAACGCTCGTGCTTTGTATTATGACCAGATGCGCGAAAAAATGCAGCAAGGTCTTTTGGACATTGACTTTGATGATCAGAAGTTGCTAGATGAAATGCTAATGATAAAATTTAAGTTTTCTCCTAAGGGTGGAATTCAGATTGAGTCTAAAGATGACATGCGATCTCGCGGAATGAAATCCCCTGACAACTTGGACTCTGCAGTTTACGCATCAGCTGAGATTAGCGCGATTGTAGATAACCCATACGCAAACTATGAGGATGGCACTGTGTTTAATCTGGACCCATGGGCTTTACTTGAAATGGGCGATAGACGGGGAATGCCACTATAAAAGCATGCTAGAATACTGTTATGGAAGATAATCTAGACATTTCTGCTCTAAATGAGCAATTTAAGCGGCTTGAGACCGAAAATTTCGAACTTTCGGAGAGTTTACACAATCTTTCTATGATGTTAGACAATCAAGGCTGGAACCCTCTTTATGATTCACAAAAGGGTGGAATGTTGCTTGAAGACTTAAAACGAGCTTCAGCACAGCTTCGAGAGCTTGCAATTGGTAATCCACTTATAAAGCGTGGTGCAAAGCTTCGCTCGTCTTACGTGTGGAGCCGTGGAGTTAATTTTCCAAAAATGACAGCTAGAGTTCGCAACAAAATGTTAACGGCACAAAACGAGCGCTTTATATTTTCAAACGAGGCTTACGAAGAACTAGAGATGGCTGCTTACACAGACGGAAACGTTTTTCTTTTGGGACGCGATTCTGACACTCAGTTTACCCGAGTGCCGCTATCTGAAATTAGCGGTGTAATGACAGACCCTGACAATAATGAAATTGTTTGGGCTTTCCGCAGAACCTGGGATCGCAAAAACGGTCCAATAACCACTGAGATAATTCGCTGGTATTACACTGACAGCTATCCAACAAACCGTCGTCGTCTTACTAGCGTTCAAAACTCTGCTGGACTAAATGAGATTGCTGAGACTACCCAAACATTGTTTTATCACTCATTCAATCGTCAAATCGGATGGACCTTTGGCGTTCCTGACGCTTTGTCCGTAATTGCTTGGGCGCGTCTATACCGCGAGTTCCTAGAGAACGGTGCTATAATGACCAAGGCTTTGGCTCAGTTTGCTTACAAGCTTTCTTCAAAGGGTCGCAGTGGTATCAACAACGCAGCCGCAAAAATCGCAGTTCCAGATGGTCAAGCTAACCGCGTTGGCGCTACAGCTGCCATGGGTAGCGATGTAGATTTAATCCCAATGCCAAAAGCTGGCGCTGGATATGACTTTGAAAGCGGCAAGTCACTTGCTTCTATGATTGCTTCTGGTTTGGAAGTTTCAGTTGTGGCACTTCTTGCAGATCCGGGTTCATCTGGTTCTTACGGAACTGCACAAACACTTGACACCCCAACCCAAAAGGCAATGGAGGTCCGTCAAAGGGCTTGGGCATCGCTGATAAAAAGAATTTTGCGCTACTTAGGTGCTCCAAGTGATATCGAAATTACTTGGCCTTCTGTTGAAACCGAGCCCACTCACAGAATGGTTCAGGCACTTGCTATGGCTTGGGAATCGGGTATTTTAGAAGCTGATGAGTATCGTTTAGCTATCCTTGACATCCTTGACATTGTGCCAGTTCAAGTGACACCACCGCGTGGTGTGATGATCCCAAACAACACCGAGTACGCTCAAAGTTTAACAAATGACGCTCCTGCAAACGGCATTGCACCATCACAAGGTAACTCAGGTGCAGTCGGCGCACTTGCAGACGGAGACAACGAACTTCGTGACGGCGGCAATTAAAAGTTTTCTAATCAATGATGTGGTAGAATAACTTTTAGGTAATTACTTATTGGAGTTTTATGGCAATTGAACTAAAAGAGAACTTGCCCCTAGTAAAAGTTTCTGAATCATCTGACATGAAAAAGCGTAAAAAGAGACGCTATGAGGTCAAGGTAATCGAATCTGGTTGGGGTTCTTCTGGCTACTATGGTGCTTCAATGCTCTCTGAATACGGACCTAAAGTTTTTAAAGCTGGCACAAAAGTATTTATGAATCACCCATCTGCGAGCGAAGCTTCAGACAGACCAGAGCGTGATATTCATCAGCTTGCTGGCAAACTTGTTACTAACGCTGTGTTTCGCGAAAGCGGCCTGTACGCAGAAATCGAATTTTACTCACATTACGCGCCAATCATTGATGAGATGGCAGATGATGTTGGGTTATCAATCCACGCCCTTGGCAACGCCGTAGAAGGCGAAGCAGAGGGTCGGCAGGGACCAATCATTGAATCGCTTGTTGAAGACCCCTTCACAAGTGTTGATGTGGTCACAGTAGCCGGAGCTGGCGGTAAATTAGTCGCTCTACTAGAAAGCTACAAACGAATAGGTGAAGCTGCAGAACTTGTAGCCGAAACCGATACGGAAGGAAATGGAATGTCTATTAGTAAGGAAGAATTTGACGCAGCTATTGCTGACCTCAAAGAAGCCTTCGTTGAGGCACTCAGCCCACTGCGGGAATCGGTTTCGGTTCTTGTAGAGGCAGCTACCCCTGCCGAGATCGACGCAACTGATTCAGTAGAAGAAGTTATCGACGCTCTTGACCCAGTAGAGGTTGCAGAGAAGTTCAACGAATCAGGACTGCCAAAGATTGCGCTTTCACGCGTAGTAGAGGCAATGAAGTCCGAAACCAACACTAAGTCAGTTGACGAACTCATCTCTGAAGAGAAGGCTTATGCCGATGCTCTTCGTGCGGATGTAGTAGTTAATGAAAAAGTTGTTGGATCTGTCCAAGAAGCAAAAACCACATCCTTTGCGGATGAGTTTTCTGCCATCACCAGCCGCATTGTCGGCGCAAGAAAGTAAGGAACAAGTAAATGGCTCTTAACGAGATTTACAAAGATGCAAACAGCCTTGTTTTCCCAGTTCACACATCGGTAGTATCTGGCGATGTAGTGAAGGTCGGAGACATAGTTGGTGTTGCAGAAAACACCGCAGTGACTGGTGAAGACGGCAACAAGTACGCCACTCTAAAGTTGAATGGTGCATTTGAAGTTGCAATTCTAGCAGGCGAAACATTCACAGTTGGTCAGAAGGCTTATGGTCTTGCTGATGCTACAAGTGGCGTTATCGCAGTTGTACAAGAATCATCAACCGACGCAAAGCTTGTTGGTCACGTAATCAAGGTAATCACTGGTTTCGTAATCGTGCGCTTGGCGCAGAACTAAGGAAGTAGAAAATGACCGAAAACATCACATCACGTCAGGTTGAGGCGGCGAAACTTCTTGAAGGTGCGCTACGCGGAGACCGTCAGGACAGAATCAAGCTTCAGGAAGGTATCTCAACTAGCGACCTACCTATCCAGCTTGCACCAGTTATCAACAAAATCTTGTTTCAGAACTACCAGGAGATTCCAAAAGTCTGGGACCAGTTCGCAACTCGTATTGTTGTAGATGACTTCCGCAAGCAGGAGTACCTAAACCTTCGTTACGAAGATGAGGGTATGGACAACCAAGGCGACAAGTTCCGCGAAGGTTCTCTACCTACAGTCGGCGAGTACGACGAGTACCCAACTGCTGGATTCTTCTCAGTAACTGAGACAGACTTCGCAGTGAAGAAGGCTGGACAGAGAATTCGTTTCTCATGGGAAGCTGTTGTCAACGACAACAACATCTCAGTCCTAGAGCGTCTACCTATCGAGCTAGCTCAGAAGGCTGCTGGAAAAGAAGACGAAGAAGTTACTAAGCAGCTTGTTACCTCGTCTGGTCTAAACGCCACGAACTTCAAGTCAGCTAACAACAACCTATTCGCTGGCAACGGTGCACTAACCCTAGAAAACCTAGAGAAGGCTGTTGAAGCTGCTAACCTACAGCAGTACAACGGCAAGATCATTCAGCCAGTTACTCAGTTCGCATTGGTAATCCCACGCGCACTTGAGATGACTGCTCGCAGAATCTTCTCTGTTCAGGAAATTCGCACTCAAAACGGAACTGGAGCTGGTTCAACAGTTACAATCACAGGAAACCCACTCAACGCATCTACATTCAACATCGTAGTAAATGACTGGTTGACCAAGATTTATTCTGCTGGAACTGCTAACTGGTTCCTAATCCCAGTGCCATCAGCAACCCTAAACCCAAGCGTTGTGCTTGGATTCCTACGTGGATACGAGACTCCTGAGCTTCGTATTAAGGCTGCAGCTGGAAACTACGCAGGAGGCGGAGCTGTCGCAGACAACTACGGTTCCTTTGAGAATGACGACTGGCAGATGAGAATCCGCCACACCGCAACTGGTGGATTCTTCATTCCAGCTGGAACTATTGCTTCTACAGGAGCAGGTTCCTAACAACTAAATAGACGACCCCCATACAGGCGCTTGCTTGTGTGGGGGTTTTCTACTATGCTAGACAGATAACTTAATACTCAAAAATGACCCCAGTACTAACGCAAGGAAAGGTAAGGTCAAATTATGAAAAAAATATTAGCGATGGTCGCTATGACTGTAATACTTACAAGCTCGACAATTTCTGCATCCGCAGAAAACACAGCACAAGAAACACCAACGGAGAGCAACAAACCAAGTCTTATAGACTTTATAGTTTTAACAAAGCAAGCTCAAACTTTACTTGAGCAACAAGTAGCTGAATTTAAGTTAGCTCAACTACGAGCTAGCAAGATAAAATCCAAAATAGAATCCCTAGAAAAATATATTGGCAAGACTTGGTATGTTTTTTCTGGTTCTACACCACAGGGCTGGGATTGCTCTGGGCTGGTGATGTGGTTTTACTCAGATTTTGGTATTGAGCTAAAGCACTCTGTGACTGCACAGATTCATTCTGGTGAAATAACAGACCAAGCTATGCCAGGAGACATTGTTGCTTTTAAACACAATGGGGCAGATATGGGATACCACAACGGTATTTACATTGGTGACGATTTGTTTATCCACTCCCCGAGAGAGGGTAAAAGAACTTTAGTAAGTTCTGTTTCAGCTTATGCAAAACAACACTCTGAAATTGTATACACGCGTATCAATGTTGGTGTGTTAGAATAAAACCAGCTACTTAAGTCTCTCTCCTTCTTAGTAGCTTTGTTGTGTATGAATACCCGCCCTGTTGAGTTTATTCTCCGGGGCGGGTTTTCTTTTTACTGATAGAATAGAAGCATTGTGATAATCTTCCCAGACAGTAATCTCCCTCAACAATCCGAAGAGTGGGGTGAAAAAGTTGAGCTTGAAATTAAGAAGCTTGACAAAAAGCGCACTGGCGGCGGCGGATCAGGCGGAAATGGCGCAGTCGGACCACAGGGTACTCAGGGCCCAGCTGGTGAGCAGGGGGCTCAAGGAGAAACTGGTCTTCAGGGTGAGGCTGGTGTCGATGGAATAGATGGCACTGACGGAGCACAGGGCGTTCAAGGAGCAACTGGAGAGCAAGGTTCTCAAGGCCAACAAGGTATTCAGGGTGAAGACGGCGTA